CCGTCACGTCGAAAGCGCTGTGCATCGTCTGGTCGGAGAGGATGCCAGCGTCGGTGGCCTGCGCGTCGTGCTTGCTCTTCTCCGGCGGCGGAAACTCATGGCCGCACTCCGGACAGTTCGAGTAGGCGGCATGCACGACGGCATGACACTCGGGACACTCCTTGGCCGGCGCCTCGCCATCGCCTTTGCCCGGCTCCTTGATGCGCAGGTCATCGACGGGGCCGTGACGAAGGATGTTCCCACCGAAATCGAGAACGAGGCAGTCGGCCTTGTCGGGGTGGAGGCGAAATCCTCTCCCGACCATCTGGTAGTAGAGGCCCGGGGACAAGGTCGGCCGCAGCATGGCCACGCAGTCGATTGACGGCGCATCGAAGCCGGTGGTGAGCACATTCACGTTCGCGAGATACTTCAGTTCGCCGCGCTTGAAGCGGCCCAGGAGTTCGTCTCGCTCGCGTGTGGGCGTGTTACCCTCGACGAAGCCGCACTCGACTCCGTGACGGCGCCGCAGCGTCTCAACGACGTGCTGGCCGTGATGTACTCCAGCGGCGAAGATCAACACCGAGCGTCGATCAGCCGTGTGCTCGATGATCTCGGCGCAAGCGGCCTGCACCAGGTCGTTTGTGTCCATCAAATCTTCGACCTCGCCAGCGATGAACTCGCCGGCGCGAGTGTGCAACCCGCTCATGTCGGCGCGAGCGATGCCCGCCTTGGTGCGCAGCGGGCAGAGGTAGCCCTGCACAATGAGTTCCCGCACGCCGATTTCGAAGCAGACCTTGTTGAGGATGTTCTCTGGCGCGCAGATCATCCCCGAGTTCATGCGGAACGGCGTGGCGGTCAGGCCGATGACCCGCACATGCGGATTGACGGCCTTCGATTCGGAGATGAACTGCCGGTAGCGCCCCTCGCCGTCGGCGGGCACCATGTGGGCCTCGTCCACGATGATCAGATTGACGGGGCCAAGTTCGCACGCCTTCTGATAAATCGACTGGATTCCGGCGATCGTGATGGCGTAATTCAACTCGCGCCGCTTGAGGCCCGCCGAGTAGAGACCGACAGGTAGGTCGGGCGCCGCGTCGCGGAGTTTTTCCAGCGCCTGCTGGAGCAGTTCCTTGACGTGCGCGAGGATTACTACCCGGCCATTCCAGAGCGTGACGGCGTCGCGGCAGATCGTCGCCATGACCGGGGTCTTGCCCCCTGCGGTCGGGATCTCCACACACGGATTGTCATCGCGGGTGCGCACGTGGTGGTACACCGCCTCGACGGCCTCGCGCTGGTAGGGCCGCAACTCCATCACGGCTGCGCCTCCTGCGCCGCGCGCACCGAGGCCATCAGCGCCGGCAAGTCCTCCGCGGCGAGGCACACCATGAGTTTCGATCGACGACGGCGGAAGAGGATCACTGGCACACGCGCGCCCGCCGACTTCTGAAGGCGCTTCCAGGCCTTCCAGAACTCTGGACACGGTGCTAGGAGTGCCTCGACATGTACACCCGGCAGGCAGGCCTCGCGATTGTCCATCGCTACCGACGCAACGGCGTCGCGCGAGGTGTCCCGCACCTCGCGCAACACGGCTGCGCCGTTCGAACTGGGCGTGGCTGCTGGCGTCATTTCCTCGCCCACGGAGGAGTGCTGCCCGCAGCATTCGCTACGGCGGCGCCCGCCGACCCCGCACCCGACTCGCGCTTCGAGTAGGACTTGACGACGTTTGTGAGTTCGCCGGTGTCGTCTCTCTTCTTGAGGCCGACAGTGATGACCAGCGGGAGGTTATGCAACTCCGCCGAGTCCTTGGGCGCCATCACGCCGACGGCGTGGCAGACTGCGGAGAGAGTGCCGCGGGCGATCTCGACGGTCTGCGGGTTGGGATGCTTGATGACGAGGCGGTCCCACACCTTCCGCCCCTTGTGGGGTCCGTCGAGAATGTCGAGTTCAAACTGGAGGTATTCACCCTTCCCGTTGCGGGTCGGCTTCATCTCGCTCGCGACAATGATTGCCAGGTATTTGCCGGCGGGGATGGGGTCGAATCCGGGGTTCGGATCGACTGTGTTCGCATCGAATCCATTGAGGTTCGCCATGACTGTTCAGGCTCCTTCTTCAGTTGGGGTGTCGTTGGTTTGAAGCGGGCTCTCGCCGCGCACGAACGCGGCGTAAATGCGATAGTCGAGCGGGATCTCGTCGGGGAGGTTGAGCCGGTTCTTGGCGACGTGTGCCGGGCGCTCGGTGGTGCGGATGATCCGCTCACCGGTGCCGAGGCCCTGCGTGCGCTTGCGGTCAAAGCCCTCGTTGGTCGTTTTCGTCAGGACGCGCCAGGTCGCGAAGAAGACCTCGTCGCACCACTCCTGGATCAGCGCCGACGCCTGTTTCTGGAGGCGAGGCACATAACGGTCGTAGGAATCGGTTTCGGGGTTGTTGAACTTCTCGATCGCCGCGTGGGCGATGAGGATCACCGACATGCCACGATGTGACCGCAGCGCATCGAGGCCCGCGAGAACCTCGCGCCACTGGCAGAGCGCAAAGATGTAGCCCTTGCCGTAGCCCGCATCCTCGATCGACTCCAGCCCGCGCTGGGCGCAGACCTCGGCGAAGATCAGCCGCTCGAGCCAGTCGAGCGAGTCGACGACGACCGTGAGGTACTCATGCGGCTCCGAGTAGAGGACGGAGAGTGAGTCGAGGACATGGCCGTACCTCGTCGCGAGCGGAAACCGATCGACGCCGAGGTCGTTGACACCCTCTTCAGTCTGGATGAAGATCGGCTTCTCGGCCATCCCCGCGAACGTGCTCTTGCCGACGCCGTGCACGCCGAACAGGGCTGTGCGTCGCGGCAGGGTCGCCCGGCCCTTCTGGATGCTCTGGATTGATGTCATGCGAGAGAATCTCCTTTGAATGGGTTCAGGTAGCGGCGCCGGCAGTTGCGGCGCGCGGGATGATGGGCTGGAAAGTGCGGCGGACCTCGAAGGTGTGCTCGCCGAATTCACGAAGGAGAAGGCCCGTGAAGATGCGACAGATCGCCTGACCAATCTTGCTGGACGCATCGACAACGCAGACGCGGAGTCGCTCGTCCATCAGGTACGCCCCATCCATTCGCACGCGAGCCGTGCCGAAGAGGCTCTCGGCGGCGATGATGGCCAGGTGCAAAGTCGCCTCCGCCTCGGCCAGCGGCACGCGCCTCTTGAATCGAAACCGATAGACAGCGGAACGCATCGCCGATGCTCCTCTCGAACGGTGAGGCAGTGTGCCTCGCTATTCATCACATACGCCGTCGGCCGCCGAACCGTAAAGGTCGGCCTGCACATATCCCGCCAGGCCACGCTCCGCGAACTGTTCACGGATCGTCCCGACGCGATCGAACACGGTGGGCTTGGACGCACCGAGGATCCGAGCCGCCCGGGCCTTCGATCCGTCCATGAGAAACCTGCAGAGAACCTGCAACTCGGAGTCGAGCGCATTGAGAAACGCCCTGATGTCGCTCTCCAAGTCGATACGCGACGACTCCGCTCTCACGTCGTTGCGGCGTCGATCGGCGCCTTCCGCCAGCAGATCGCCCCGCCGGACGACAGTGCCGTGGCCGGACTGAATCAGGTCGTCGAGCGATTCCCGGCATCGGCGGTAGTCGCGACACTCCTGCGTGCGGTGCCGAATGATCGACGCGATCTTCCGGATGACGACTCGATTGTCGAAGGTGTTCCGCTGGGCGCGCGAAGGATCCCAGTGCTCGTCTGCTTCGAGTACGGCAAGCAGGAGATCGCGTTCAAGATCTTCTCGATCATCCTGAGTGAAGCCGTAGTGGCCGATGAGTGTGTTGACCAAGGTGGAGATGAGTCTGTAGGCGTAATCGCTCGCTTGCGGTTGCTTCCTGTTTTCCACGGGTTGAACTCCTCGCGGCCGGCGAGGAGCCCGTGGGTGCCGTCAAACAGGGGCGCAGCGAAAGGGAGCCGTCGTGCAATGCCGTTGTTCTCGGCACCCACGACGGCTCCGCTCTGCGGCCGCTCGTCATGCGGTTGTTGATTTGTGTTGAAGGTCTGGAATCGGTCGGATCAGTGGCGCGAGTCGCTCGGTGGTTCGACCACGTGCATCGAGAAGGGCAGACCGTGTTTCACGATCAGCACCTCGACCACGCCGTCGCCGATGCGCGCGAACTCTGCGAGCATGTCCTCGACCTGTCGCTTGAGCGCGAAGTCGCCGAGTACGGCCTCTGGTCGCGGGCCGTTGTCGCCCGGGAGTCTCACCTCGCGCACGATGCGAGGCAACGGATCCACCACTGGATCGCCGTTTCGTATGGGGAGGTATTCGATCCGCCCGAAGTTGATGCGCTGGCACTGCTCGATGAGCCGCCGTGCTGCTCGCGAGACGCGTCGCTTATCCATTGTCAAGCTCCTGTGATGAACTGTCTTTGCGATCGTTTCGACGACCGCGTTTCACAGGAGGCATTACAAGGGATTTCGGTTGAGTCTGGTAGGGCAGTTCGTGTGCGTCGCCGGTCACCTTTCGATCGCGGTCGTGTGCGGCCCGCTCCACGAGCCTGCGTACCGGACAGTTCGAAGACTCGACCGGTCACTTTGGATTCTGAAGCGGATCAAGGGGCCGAATGCACACCGTGAAGGGGTTCAAGCGATACCCCTCCGAGTCGGGGTCAGGTGAAGTCTGGATGATGTCATTTCGCTCTGCGGCGACTCCCGCCTTCCGCAGCCTGTCCATTGCGCTGCCCTGGAAGCGATTGATGGTCCGCCGAATGAGGTCCACGTCGGCCGGCTCTGCAGCGGTGTCTCGCTTGTCCAACTGCGAAGCAAGGTCATCGGGAGTCTGGCACAGGAAGCCGTCAGGTGCTACGCCCCGAATGGCATCCTCCCAGAACGCCTTCGCCAGCAGTCTCAGAATTGTGAGGATTGTCTTTCCTTGAGCGGCAATCACCTCGACACCATTCACCTGCACGGTCTTGGGCCCGAACTGAAGGACGAATGTCTCAGCCGACCGAGGCTCGCGTTTCGACAGCACCTGGGGCCGGTGCGGTCCCTTGTTGTAAGCCGCGGTTACCAGCGGAGGCAACGCTCGAACCTCGTCCGATGAGGTCAACTTGCTCAGCACATCGCGGAGGGAAACTCGGTCAGTCAGCAGGTCTGCCAGCATGACCTTCGACACCCAGTCGATCTTCACGAATCGCTCGACAGCGCGAGGATTCACGGCCACGAAGCAGGTCGGGTTCTGCTGTGCCCACTGCACGGACATGACTCGCTCATGGTCGCAGTAGTCCGCCAGGCACAGATACACACCCGAGACCCCACGGCTGATTCGCCATGCCCACGAGACCCCGTCGAGTGTCTCGGGGCGCGGCTCGCCGGCGCAGGCAAGCACATACTCGGCGACTCCATCAGGCAGCACAGTGGCGGACAACTCCTCAAACTGCCGCTTGCGATGACGGTGGGGAAAGACTGTCCGCCCGCACTCACCGCACTGGTAATCCCTGCCATTCTCGTCGAGTCCATCGCTGAGGAAGAGTCGTCCTGAACACGTGCGGTTGGAGTGCTGAAAGTCCCAGTCTTCTGACAGCGCGCACTGGACGTACCGGCGCACCTCGAACGTAATCAGGCTCCGATCTCGAAGCCGTTCGGCCGCACTTGTCAATGCGGGGGTGACCGGGTGCAGGCCAGCCCGGCTTTGAAGCAACCTCGCAACCTCGTAGGTTGCGTCACTTCCGACCTTGTTTTTCGGTCGAGAGCGCGCGGATGCCATAGGGTTTCCCTCGGATGGCGGTTTCGAATGTTTGGCGTTCTGAAGCATTCAGCGTGTTGTCTGTGTACCGAACGACAAACCCATCCTCGATGGTGGCAAGCGACTCAAATGTCAACTTGAGCCGCTTCCCGGCATACAGCACCTTGATCTCGCGGATCAGTTGCACGTTCGTCAGAATATGGCCGATAGCCTTCTCGAAGTGGCGCACCCCTTCGGCAATCGAGCGGCCATCCTCGCTGCCGATCCTGAGCAGCGGAGCCCCGTCAAGGGGAGAGTTCCTGACGGCCACGTCCAACAGGCTAAGGAACTGACAGCGATCACCGACCAGATCATCGAGTAGCGACTTGATCTGGGCTCTGTACGTCACCTGAATGTCGTTCTCGTATTCGCAGGTCTTGCCGAAGTAGAGTGAAGCGAGACGGTTGGCGAGGATCGCCGGCACCTTTGTACTCTTCGAAGCGATGTCGACGCCCTTGGCATTGTCCTGAAAGTCCAGCACAATCCACTCGGGCGTGAAGGCGTGGATGGCTCGACTCGACTTAATCACCATCGATCGCCGGTTTTCGCGCCGAACGAACAGGAGATGATGGCGCCCATGACTCACGATGGATTTGAACTCGCTGACGCGACCATCTCGGCACTTCGCATCGAAGTCAGCGAGCATGCCGCGCACGACCTCCGGCGTCAGGAATCGCTTGAACGGCTCCAACGGCGCTCGCGCGTCGCCCTTCAACTTCATTCGGGCGAAACCGTTCGTGTGGACCTTTTCCAGATGGAAGACGGTGATCAAGTGCTTGGGGTCGGTCCGGAACAGTGCGAACAACAGCGATGTCGTGTCGTACTCGGTCTCGTTGATTCGGCACATCTCGAGGATGCCTTCATCGAGTACCGCGCGGGCATAGTCCAGCGTGGCGAACTTCGACCGCTTGAATGCAAAGCGCTCGACGGGGTAGAACGTGGCGACTTCGGCTCGCACCGCTCGCAGATCCTCACGCTGCTCCGCCAGAGTCGCTCCACCGTTGCGGCCGAGTAGCGAGCGCAGCACGGTCAGCCGCCGCCTGCTCAGCCCGTCAATCCACGAGCACATGAATGTCCCATCAGCGCACCGAGGGAGCCACGGCTCTGTGCTCATCTGCAGGTCGTTCTCCCAGTAGTCGCTGGAAATGGCTTGAACGGTTGGTGTCATCAGCATGGCTGCTCCTGTGAGTCTGGACAATCTAACCCGGTCACTTTCGAACGTGCGCGGAAGTCCTTCCCCTTCAAGATATTGGGGTAGCCTACCCCACTGCCCCAAAGGTGTTGTGGCTTCACTACAACAGCGTTGTATTCACGCTACAACGGCTAGTCAAGTTCGTCTTTTGATCGGTATGTGGGATTGACGTCAGCCTGGTGGTGTTGTATCATCGCTACAGCGCTACGGGAGGGAGGCAGCCATGAAGAGAGCAGGGTTCGGTCGGTTGTTCAAGTCGTTGCGAATCGCCTCCGGGCAAACGTTGCGCTCTTTCTGCGCATCGCACGGCTTCGATCCGGGAAACACGAGCCGCCTGGAGCGAGGATTGCTCGCGCCTCCTGAGTCTGACGAGAAGCTCCGTGAGTATGCCCTCGCCCTGAATCTCAAACCGCACACTGCTGAGTGGCACGAGTTCTTCGATCTCGCCGCAGCCGAGCGCGGCCGCGTGCCGAACGATCTTCTCGCCGATGAAGAACTGGTGGCGAAGTTGCCGGCGGTCTTTCGGACGATTCGAGGGACAAAGACCGACGGTGACGCTCTGGATGACCTTGCCGAGAGGCTTCGCGGAGCTTAGCGGTGTCCGATGCGATCAGGGTGGATCGATGGTCTTACGACCAACTGCGTCGGTTCGCAGAGCGATACCTGTCAGAGGTTCACCCGTCGGGCAACATCCCGATCCCGATCGAAGAACTTGTCGATCTGCATCACGAGATCGACATCGTCCCTATGGCGGCATTGCGAGAGTGGGAAGTCGATGCCTTTACGTCACGGGATCGCAAGACCATCTACGTCGATCACGGCATCTACAGCCACCGATCACCGAATCGGCTCCGCTTCAGTCTCGCCCATGAGCTCGCTCACGTCCTCTTGCACGAAAGGGTGTTCGAAGCCGCCAACTTCACAGGGGTTCGAGAGTGGAAAGTGTTTGTCGAGACGATCCCGGCGGATCAGTATGGGTGGATCGAGTGGCAGGCCTACTCACTCGCCGGGCTGCTACTCGTTCCGCCGCAGCCACTCGACGAGCAGTTTGGACTCATCGCAGCCGAATTGGAAAGACATGGGGTGGACGTGCGCACCCTGACCAGCCCTGGGTACATGCACATCGCCAAGCGACTCGGCGAGGCCTTCGCGGTTTCATGGGTTGTGATTGACAAGCGTGCGGCCAAGGACGGGCTTTGGGCAGAGGACTCAATCCTCGGACCTGACGAGTAGACGTTCACGGGCTGGAAATGCGGCCGACCTCTATCGCCCACATTCGCCTTTGCTTGTTCCAGTCCATCTCCGCCACGATCGGCCGGATGTCGCGCTCGGTGATCGGGTCGTGACCGCTCACGGTGTGAGGCAGGAACAGGATCTCCTCCTGGATGTCGGTGGCGAGGTTCAGCAGGTTCATGATCTGCGTGACCCGCGGACGAGTGACGTGACCCAGGCGGGCGATGTCGGCGTAATCCCCAACCTCGCCGTCCCGGATCAGCCGATCGAATCGAATCGCCAGGGCCATCAGGCGCGACAGGCGAGGCACGTTTCCAAGCGGCGGATCCTGTTCGCATGGCTCCGGCGGCGCCTCGCCTTCTCGCAACTCGCATCGGGGTCCGTGGTGCCGGTGGACATGGTACTCGACCTTCAGTTCGCCGTGCATTGCTCGATGCCTCCATTCGAGATCGCCTTGATTCCGTCGGGCCGGAAGGTGATGGCCACCGCGCCCTTCTCGCCGTCGTACTCAACTCGCCGGATCAGCAGGTGCAGCACGCGAGCCTGCTCTCGCGGCGTCAGGACGTTCCAGATCGGGTCGAATGCCGCCATCGCTGACTCAAGATCACTCCGGCTGATCGCCCGCCGCCCGATGGCGTCGGCCTGCTGCCGGGCTTCCGTGTGCCGCATCTCCTCTTCACGAAGTCGTTCGTTCAGATCAGCGAGCCGGGCGGCGGCATGGGGCTCCTTGGCGGCGTCAATCGCCACGGACTGGATTTCGCGGCTCAGCCGGTTCATCTCCCGCTCGGCGGCCCGCTGCGTCTGCTCAGCCTCGCGGAGTTCAATCTCCTCCTGTTCCCGAGCCTGTTCGAGTGTCGCATCCAGCAGCGATGGGTTGTTGCCCACATCCCGAATGCGATCGACTACGAACTTCTCGATCTCCTGCGCAGGCAGGGATCGCGACGGACACGAATGCCAGCCTCGCTTCTGGGCGTGACCGCAGACGTAGTAGCGGTAGAGCCGGGAACCGTTCTTCTTCGTGTAGGAGTGGCCCATCGCAAAGCCGCATGGGCCGCAGTACAGCAGACCCTTGAGCAGCGCACCGTGCTTGTTCCGCACTTCGGACCCGCCCGTGCGGCCGTTGGACCGCAGCATCTGCTGGACTCGCTCGAAGACCGGACCCTCGATGATCGCCGCATGCTCGCCTTCGAAGACGTGGTCGTGGTGGCGGACTTTGCCGAGATAGGCGATGTTGGAGAGGAGATTGCGGACGCGGGCTTTATCGAATCGCAGCCCGCCATGCTCCAGGCCGGTAGGGCCAGTCCATTGCTTCATGCGCCACCCGCGCCGATCCAACTCCATAGCGACTTGCAGCAGGGATTCCTTCTCGACATACAGGTCAAAGATCGCCCGAACGCGCTGCGCCTCATCGTCATTCACCACCAGCCGTGGTCCGGTGCGATCGATGTCGTACCCGAGGATTGGCCGCCCGCCCGCCCATTTCCCCTTGCGCCGGGCCGCGGCGATTTTGTCGCGGGTGCGCTCAGAGATGATCTCGCGCTCGAATTGGGCGAAGGACAGGAGCACGTTGAGCATCAGCCGGCCCATCGAGTTCGCCGTGTTGAATTGCTGGGTGACGGAGACAAACGAGACGCCGCGCTTCTCAAACGTCTGCATCATGCGGGCGAAGTCCATGAGCGATCGGCTCAACCGGTCCACCTTGTAGACCACGACGCAGTCGATCCGGCCCGCGTCGATGTCTTCCAGTAGGCGCTTCACAGCCGGGCGCTCGATGTTCCCGCCTGAGTAGCCGCCGTCGTCATAGCGGTCGGGCAGGCAGACCCAGCCCTCACTCTTCTGGCTGGCGATGTATGACTCGCCCGATTCCCGCTGGGCGTCGAGCGAGTTGAAGGCCTGATCAAGCCCTTCCTCGGTGCTCTTGCGGGTGTAGATTGCACACCGGGTTTGCGGCGTCGGAACGCTGCCGTTGCGTTGGGTCATGATTGGGCTCCGTTTTTCGCGGCCGGATTCACGTTGAAGAAGTGGAAGCCGTTCCAATGACTTCCAGTGACGGCTTTGGCGACCGCCGAAAGCGACTTGTATACCTCGCCCTCGTACTCGAAGCCGCGCTGGAGGACGCGCACGAGCAGGGTCTTGCCCTTGTACTGGCGCGTGATGGTGGAGCCGGGCATTGGCAGGCGGTCATCCGGACCGGGCGAGAACCTGGCGTGGACCGAAATGTCCTCCTCGGTCGCCTCGCTTGAGTCAGGGACTGCCGGCGCCCGAACGCGCAGGTCCGCATCGTCGGCCAGTTCCATCGCGCGCCTGCGAGCCCGCGCGGACAGATCGCCCTCCAGTTGGGCCTGCAACCGCCAGGCGATTCGCTTGATCAGGAACTGCCTGTGGCGCGATCGTGTGCGCTCACCGAACACTTCGACGTAGCGCGCCTGGAGTTCAGCCACGTTCATGTGCTTGATTTCATCAATGGCGCTGCTCAGACTCATGGACCTCACTCGACTCTCCTTTCTCCGGTTCTGTTTACCGGTGGGTCCATCAGTGCGGCATCCTGCGCCCGGTCAAGGCATGTGGCGCGACATTCTGGCTGAATTCCGCCGCTTTCGCCGAGGAATCGGCGGTCTGCGGCCATGCGGCGGAACCCGAGGGCGAAGATGGCGGCGACCTCAACCAGGCGCTGGTCAGGTGCGAGTCGATCGGGATCGGCATGGTGCGTTGGCGACATGGGCGCGGACCCTCACGAGAGTGTGCCCACGTCAACCTGCGCTCCGCGCCCGGTTCGTCGTCTGGCGTTGGTCGATGACTTCAGCCTCGCTCGCTCGTCGAATGGCTGCTATCTATCACATACGCCGTGGCGGTTCGAATCGACAAGAGGAAGCGATCCAAACGCCTCGTTCACCAAGGCGTCGTTGTGAACCAGAGAGGATGAGAGTTTGAGAGTTTCGGGCGAGAGTCCGATCCGAGCGCCAAGGGTTCGATTCGATCCCCCAGTAACGCGGCTGGGAACAGAGAGCGCGGCCAAGGCCGCGTCTTGCCGCAAACTCACTGGCGTGGCGGACTTACGACAACCCCTCGGATGCGCGCCAATTGCCTGAGCGCGTGAACCAAAACGCCACCGTGGTTAGCGGTGGCGTGGAAAACTC